TAGACGGTACACCTACAAGAATTACTAACGGATTGAACAGTTTAAATGTATGGGACTTTGACGGAAATGAAAGTTTAACTAGGGGATCAGTAACTTATGCTAGTGGCGGTAACCACTGGGCTATTGGTGTGTTTCAGTGGCACAGTGTTACAGGCGACAGGGATAGTTTCTTTAGTGCTGACGGCACACGAACTTATGCAGTAAGTTCAGGCAATTCTCCAAGCTGGCCTGGCGAGATTGATTATGACGGTACTAATAGTATTTCATCCGGCATTGCAAAAAATAATTTTACTGTTTCCGTCGGGTCATTTACTTGGGTTATAGTTAGTATAGTGTTTAATAAAACAGGTAACCAAATATTTGGTAGATTAAACGGCACTACAAGAACTAGTATAGACCCTTATAGCAATTCAATGGACAATAATGCAAATATACGGATGATGCGTAATAGAGCAAATCTAAAACTAGACGGGCGTATGGCAGAATACTTCCATGTAGCAGGCGTGCCGGGCACAGGCGGCACTAATATTGACGATATAGAAAAAGCAGAAGGCTACCTTGCTCATAAATGGGGATTGACCGGAAGCTTGCCATCAAACCATCCATATAAGAATACTCAACCATAAATACTTTATGAGTAGAAGATTCGCCCAAGGTAAATTTAACATGAAAAACCCAGACAAGTATATGGGCAATACCTCGCCGACATATCGTAGTGGCTGGGAATATCATTTCATGAAGTTTTGTGATGACCATCCTAATGTAGAGAAATGGGTAAGCGAAGGTATACGCATACCATATCGAAATCCGTTGTCAGGTAAGCAAACAATATATGTACCAGATTTTTTTATTAGTTATATGGATGTGTCAGGTAAAAAACATAACGAGTTAATAGAAGTAAAGCCTAGTAATCAAGCACTAAAAGAAAAAGTAGGCAAGTCAAAATACAATCAAGCACACTATGTTATTAATCAAGCCAAGTGGGGCGCAGCAAGAGCATGGTGTAAACAGAAAGGTGTGATCTTTCGTATTGTAACTGAGCAAGACATTTTTCACACTGGTGGTAGAAGATAGCGATAAATACTACTATAACTAGGTAAGCATTATGACAAAGAAATTAGAAGACCTTTTAAATCTTCCTGACTCTAAAGAAATTATTCAAGCAGCAGAAAAAGAAGAAAAGAAAGAGGTTAAAAAAGAAATAAAAGCTCAAGAAAAAACATTTCGTGATATAGAAGAGTTTGATAAAATTAGTACAGCATTGCCAGCTGTTAAAGGCTTAGGCGAAATGGCTGATAAAGAGCTTAACGAAGTTGCTGACAAAGCAATGACTGCATACGACGATTTAATGGATTTAGGTATGAATGTTGAAAGTCGTTACAGTGGCAGAGTGTTTGAAGTAGCAGGAACAATGCTTAAAACATCATTAGATGCTAAAATTGCAAAACTAGATAAAAAATTAAAGATGGTAGACTTGCAATTAAAGAAAGAAAAGATGGACAAAGACAATAATCCCCGCGGTGATGGCGACATTGTAAGCGGTGAAGGGTATGTTGTTACTGACCGCAATAGCTTATTACAGAAGCTTAAAGGCATAGATAATGATAAATAATGTATAAGGAATTACAATGAGATCATTCGCAGATATTTTAACAGAATCTAAAAAGACATATGAATTCAAAATAGGCGTTGCAGGCGAACTACCAGAAGGTTGCGTAGATAGCTTAGAAACATGCTTAGAAAAGTTTTCACTAGTAAACATGTCAACAGGTAAGAAAACACCAATTCAGGAACGTCCACTAGACTTTCCGCAGCTACAAAATATGGAAGTTACATATTATGATGTAGAAGTTTCGTACCCAACAACAACACAAGTACTACAAGAGTATGTTGGTCGTTGCTGCGGTATTAATCAAAGTCACATTATTGTACGTGGCGCAGATGATCCTAGAATTGAAGAACAAGAAGAAAAACAAGACGGCCCATACGAACCTATCTTAACTAAAGAAGAGCTAGAAGGCGAGTCAGGCCAAGATGCAGTAGCAGGTAATAGAGTAATGGACTTACTTAAAGAACTAGAAACTGCTCGCAAAGAACGCGATCACGATCCTGCAAAAGCAGCTACAACGGAGAAATAAAATGAATATGAAGCGATTAATCGAATCAATGGATAACATCGAAGAGTGTGGCATGAATGCTAGTGCTGATCCTATGATTGCACCACAACCTGCAGACGAAGGTAGCCCAGTAACAATGAACATTAGTTTAAATGCTAGTGGTGAAAAGAATGTATCTGATTTACTTAATATGATGAAAAATGCAGGTCTTAAAGATGCAGAGCCAGTAACACCAGCTATGATGCCAATGCGTCAAGATATGGAAAGACTAAATGCTATCGTAGGCGAACCAGATGATCAACCAGACATGGAACCATCAGTAGGCCAAGAAGAAATTGGTATGGATGACGAAGCTGAAGAAGCTTATGATAATGCTCCGGATCCTGAATATGGCGATCATCAAATGATGACTAAAGATTTATCAGGTGGTTTAAACCGTGAAAAGAAAATGCACAAGCCAGCAGCAGGCGGCGACAATGCAATGGCAATTGAAGACGGCGAAGAAGAGTCATACTCAATCAAAGGTAAAAGCCCAGAAGCACAACAAGAACTAGCAAGACGTGCAACTGGTGTAGATGTAGAAACACTTGAGTCTCAGCTTAAATCAAAGCTAATGTCTGCACTAAGCGAAAAGAAAAAGCAACCAGATCTAAATGACGACGGCAAGAATGACTTCAAAGATGTTCAGATTGCACGTAAGAACGCAGCAGCAAAAGCAGCAGCTAAAAAGAAATAAGAACGTTCTACCGACAGAGCGAACGGCCCAAATAGCACCTTAGGGTGCTATTTTTTTGGTTAAATATAATATGAACATTAGTATAGAGAAAACACCTAAGCAAGTTTTATCTCACTATGCAGTTGATACCGCAAGTGCAGTTAGCATAACACATTTGCCAGGTACACACTTATCAAAAGTAAAAGACGCTGCTATTGAACTAAATGAAATTGCAGGTAGTGCAAAAGCTGTAATGCATATAGGTGCTAGAAATATTCAGACTGAATCTGAATTGCATGAAACATGTATTGCTGCAAAGAAAGCCGGCATTGATAAAATATTGTGTATAGGCGGCAGTACATATGAAGGTAAAGTATACCAAACTGTATTTGACTTATACGATCAATTAGCACCGTACGGATTTGAATTATCCTGTGGTGTATATCCTCAATCAGAAAGTTTTAACAATGTAGAGTGGGTACGCTACAATAAGTTTAGAGGCGGCGGCATATCGCAGTTGTGCTTTAACCCTAAGATACTAAACAATTGGATTAAGAAAACTAAGATAGGTGTGCCTAGTAATTGTAGTCTAAAAGGCTTATATAAATATATTAGACTATGCGGGTTGACAGATAGTTTAGCACATGCACTAGGTAATCTAAAAGGTATGCGGTATGTAACTACTGACGGATTTAATACAGTTAAGTTTGTAAAGGATCTTAACGGACAAGATATTCATATCTATAATTTTGGAAAACTAGATCAAACATTAATGCAGTTGGAGTTCAAATGAGCAAATCACTTGACGGTGTTCTTATTAAAAAAGCAAATAAGCAAGAACAATTTACCGAAGAACAAATACAGGATTTACAAAAATGTATGGATCCTGATACTGGGTATCTATACTTTGCAAAGAAGTTTGCATATATCCAACATCCAGTAAAAGGTAAACTGTTATTTGAACCGTTTGATTATCAGCTAGGACTAATGCACTCGTACCATAACTATCGATTTAATATCAATATGATGCCTAGGCAAACAGGTAAGACTACGTGTGCTAGTATATACCTAGCATGGTATGCTATGTTTGTACCAGATCAGACATGTCTTATTGCTGCACACAAGTACACAGGCGCCCAAGAGATTATGTCTCGCATACGGTTTGTTTATGAAAGTTGTCCTGATCATATTAGAGCAGGTGTCACAAGTTACAACAAAGGCTCAATAGAGTTCGAAAACGGAAGTAGAATAGTTAGTCAAACAACAACAGGTAACACAGGACGTGGTATGTCAATTTCATTACTATACTGTGACGAATTTGCATTTGTTATGCCTAATATTGCTGAAGAGTTTTGGACTTCGATATCACCTACACTTGCAACAGGTGGTCGTGCTATTCTTACAAGTACACCAAACTCAGATGAAGATACGTTTGCTACTATTTGGAAACAAGCTGAAGATAAGTTTGATGAATACGGCAACGAGCAAGAGCTAGGTACAAACGGTTTTCACTCGTTTATTGCACATTGGAGCGAACATCCTGATCGTGACGAAGAATGGAAGAAGGCTGAAATCGGACGCATCGGCGAAGAAAAGTTTCGTCGTGAATACGGCTGCGAGTTCTTAGTCTTTGATGAAACATTAATTAACAGTCTTAAACTTGTAAACATGACAGGGATTTCACCAATCACTAACATGGGACAAATACGTTGGTATAAGAAGCCAACAAGTGATTATACATACTGTATTGCATTAGATCCATCGATGGGAACCGGAGGTGACTATGCTGCAATACAAGTATTCGAATTACCAACATACAAACAAGTTGCTGAATGGCAACACAATACAACTGCTATTCCAGGACAGATTAGAGTTCTATCTGAGGTGTGCAAATACCTAGTAGAACAAACGCAAAACCCGCAAGGAATTTACTGGAGCGTGGAGAACAATGGCATAGGCGAGGCTGCCCTTATCGTTATAAACGACTTCGGTGAAGAGAACATTCCGGGTTTGTTCGTCAGTGAGCCTATCCGCAAGGGCCACGTCCGTAAATTCCGCAAAGGATTTAATACTACACACAGTACAAAAATTACAGCGTGTAGTCGATTAAAGACCATGGTCGAAAATGATAAAATGGAAGTATTAAGTAAGCCATTGATATCAGAACTAAAAAACTTTGTTGCAACGTCAAGTTCGTATCAAGCAAAGCCTGGCACGACTGATGACTTAGTAAGTGCAACTCTGCTTGCTATCCGAATGATGGCAGTGCTTAAAGATTGGGACCCGCGAGTATATGATTCGTTTAATCAAACAGATGATTTAGACGATTACGATATGCCAATGCCTATCTTCATTAGTAGCAATTATTGATAAATACATTATGAAAGATCTTAACACAATAGGCGAAGAATTATTCGATAAAATTAGAGGTCGTTTTCCTAGCGTCACTATCGGCGGCGAAGACGGCAAGACTACTAACGAACCAACAGACGCTAGATTCTTTGATTTTGAATACCAAGAATCAGGCAGACCGCTTGGTAATGTAAGTGTGTCTATATCAGAAGATGACGGCCTAACAGTAATATACTCCAAAGATATTGTTGCCAACGAAGATAGTGCAACAAAGAATACATGGTTTGAATTTTTAAAAGACCTTAGACAGTTTAGCAAAAAGCGACTAATGGACTTTGATGTAAGAGATATTACTAAATCAAATTTAACAAAAAGAGATTATAAATTTTTAGCGAACAGACGTTTCGGGGACAGTAACATGAACGAATCAAAACTATATGGTACAGCACGTACTAGCTATCAAAAGGTTGGCGAAGCACGTATAATGATTAAGCATACAGAAAATGTAAACTTAGAAGCATCCAATCCACGTACAAAAAAGATTGGCACTATCTACATTGAAAGTGCAGGCGGTGAAAGATTCAAGTATCCATTTAAGCACCTAAGCGGCGCAAGAGCAATGGCTCGTCACGTAGCAGAAGGCGGCAACT